TTAGCTTCTGAAATTTTACCGCCATTTTTCATGGCAATTAAAGGCGATTGTGATGCCACAGGAACTGACTTGCGAACAGGAATTTTTCCTTTCATCATTTCCTGGCGTTGCTCACGAGGTGATTCACTTTTCTCATGCTTCATCATTTCTTTTTTGCTGGCGTACTTTTCACCAGTAGCTTTTTCAACTACCTTTCCGCCTTCTGCTTTGCACATTTTAGGAGCTACTTTGCCACCTTTTGCTTTGCACATAGTAGATGATGATGCTTTCTTAGCGGTGCCACCTTCTTTGTAGCCACCACATGATCCACCCATTGCTTTTTTAACTGTGCCCCCTTCTTTATATCCACACGCACCGCCTTTGCTGTAATGCATTTGCGGTCCAAATTCAAACTCACCGTATTTTAATGTTGCGCCCATGATCGTATCCTCTATTATGCAGATGCATAAGTTTTAATGCCTTCAATGACAATTGTGTACATATCACCAGAAGATGCGTCTGCTGTTGTGAATAACACGTTGCCATTAACACCTGTTCCACCATTGTTTTGCAAACCACCAAAACTTGAGAAATCCATCAGATAATTACTGTTTTGCGGAATCATCCATGCAAACACATCCGTGGTTGCGTCCCATAAAATACGGACTTCCATGCCATGTGTGGTTGCCCAAATTTTATTAATCTTAACGCCATTACATGCACGACCATAAGCGTTCACGCTAAGTGTTGATGGATTAATTTTGACAACCGCAGTTTCACCTGTGCCGTCAGAGATATTTGTAAACTTGCCAATAAACAATCGTTCACCGTCAAGCAATGTTTGTGATGCTACTACGTCAGCCATGATGCTCTCCTATTGATAAAATGAGGCGAATTAACGCCTCATCAAATTAGCTTGCTTGTGTAAATGTCACACCAGCCGCAACCGCGCAAAACGCTTTTGCAAACCACGATGTACCATCACTGATCACAGTAACTTGATCGCCAGCAACAGCTTGTGCATCAACAAAAGAAATGGTGTCATCAGCAGTACCGGTATCACCAGCAACGCCAGCAGCGTTAACAGCTTGACCTTTGATAATGTTAGCACTTGCCGAAGTAACGATTGTATAGCTTGCACCAGAAGGAGCTGCGCCAACAATAAATGTGTACATTAAACCAGCAGCAGGTGCAGGAAGTGTTGTTACAAATTCAGTTGCAGAGCTTAAAAAGAAAATTGTATTACTTTGTGCGGCAGTCAATGTTGATGCTGCTGTTAATGTTGTAACTGTTTCTAAGCCAGTAATTGCACCAATAAAGCCGTTAGTAGACGTTACTGGTCCAGAGAATGTGGTTGAAGCCATTTTGATTCCTCACATGAAAGGTTTTACTATGCAGTCTTCATGTCGTCTGTCTGGTCAGTCGTGCATAGCGTTAAAGGTTTCCAGATGATATTAGTTTAGCATATCATTCATAATACTTAAAAATATATCCAGTTAAACGTCCACGTTGTATTGGCTTTTCAGATAATAATGCGCGTCGCAGTGTTGGCATTTTTATTTGATAATGTTCAAGCGTTTTGGTAAGACTAGAAAAAATAATATTGTCGTTTACGCAAATTACTTTTTTTGACATTTTTTCTTTGCTTTCTTGTGTGTGTGTTTTCCCTTGCCAATGACTGTAGTGGCCAGCCTTCGATGCTGCTCTTATTTTAGCCATGCCTTCTGGTGATACTTTTCTTCCTTTGCCTTTTGGCTTTCCACGTTGCGTGTCACCTATTTTTTGGCGCGTTTCCTCTGATACTGCTTTACCGTAGCGATAGTGTTTTTCACCAGCGCATACGCCTTTGTGATATTCGGAGCTTCGTTGTATTTCTTCTTTTGTAAACTTGTATCCTTTTCTTGGATGATTGTTATTCTTAAACCATGCTTTAGATTTTTCAGATAAATGCGCACGCATTTCTGGTGTGGCATTTCGCATAGGGGAGTCTGCATTAGGCGACACATTATAAAAATAACTTTGTTTAAAATGGTTATCTAACCATTTTTGTTCTGCTGGATATAATTCACTGCGATCATTTAATTGCTCGACTATTTCAAACTTAAAACAATCTTCGCCATACTTGTTCCACGCACGTTGCAAATGAATACAGTCATGAGTTCCATTTCTTAAATGTTTTCTATGTTCCCAAAACCGTTTTCTTGAATCAACGGTGCTACCAATATAATAATGATTGTCTAAAATATTTCTAATTTTGTAAATTACGTTTTTCATAATGCCTCCTGTTAAATGTATTGTTATAATACTACAGAAGGAACATTGTATCAATAAGCAAAAGAAAACCCGCTTTCGCGGGTTCCCATTTTTAACTTAAGTGCTTGATTTATAAGGAATCAAACGCCAGACGTCCCAAAAATTCCTCTTGGATCAGTCCATCCGAGCGTGTATCTCTCTGTAGCTTTATATCTCATTGAGTCTGTTTCAAAGTCACCTTCCATAGATTTCTCTAATGGGCGACGCATTAACAGTTTCAAACCTTCAGGTGCATCAGTTTGAACCCACCATGCAGTTGTAGAAGTGATACGAGATAAGTTAGCTTGACCGTCACCTAGTAAACCTAAAGATTTAACAGGGTTGATGTCGTTGTCAGCGGTACCAGCACGCAAAACTGATTTCAATAACACTTCAGCTTGAAATACGTTGCTTGGACCGGTAACGATTTGTTTTGGTGTTAAGCGAATACGTTTACCGTTGTTGTCAACAGCGTTGCGAATTTGAATTAACAATTGTTCTAACGATGTTTGTGATAATGCAGCGGCAGTAGTTAACTGATTGCTGAATGTACCAGAAACGATAGGATGCGATGTAGAAATTAAAGATACGCCATCACCACCAGTATATGAGCCGTTGAAAGCACGGTTCAAAATGTTAGCCGCTAATGTTTCTTTTGTTTCAACCAAAGATTGCGCTAAGTGTTTCGCGTATGTTTGACCAATACGGATATGATCACCGTCTTCAACCAATACTTTGGTTAATGCAAACGCAAGACCATATACTTTGTACAAGTAGCGTTGTAAGAACAATACACCACCTGATTGATAAGTAACAGCCATACCATCAGGTAATTCAGGCGCAGCACCGAATCCGTATAAAACGGGTTCTTCGTGATAGTTACGCGCAATACCTTTTTGCTCGGTGAAAACCTGTTTCCATTCATCAGCACGTTGATCGTAAACACCATCAAATACTTCATTAAGGATTGGTTCTACTACGGATCTAAAGTCCGTACTTCTCATAGGAGTAGCCATTTATATTCTCCTTTAAATGGTATTAACAGGTGCTTTGTATTGTGATTCGTTCAATCGAACGCTCATGTTTACAAATGCATCAGTTGGTGAATCGGTAACAAGATAAGCGTAACCAGTGATCTGGAATTGACCAGAGGTTGCAACTTCTGCTGTTAAGTATGTTGAGCTGATACCTGTTGCAGTAGATCCGCCTGGTGATGCAACGCGCCAATCGCATTCGCCACCAACAGCAACTTGAACTGAATCGGTACCTGCGGTTCCGGCATTTGCAAATTGAACGTCATACAAAGTTTCTGGATCATCATAAACCCAAGCAACAATATTTGTACCAGTAGTACCACCAGTCCAGAATGGAGCAATAGTAGGCTTACCGGTTGAGTCTAAGTATTCAACACCGGCAAAAATACCAAGTAATGAAATGCCGTCAGTAGTACCAGAACGTGTGCCGTCAGAAGTACCAAGTTGAATTGTACCAGCGGTGACTAATTTAACTGGATCACCAGAGTAAATAGACGCAGCGTAAGTGCTTGCGATTGTATAGGCTTTTGGACGCATCTGACCACTGTTGTGGAAAGCAGGTCTAAAGCCGTAAGGTGCGCTTGTTGTAGACATAATAGCTCCTAAAAATTAGATTGGTTAGAGGTCAAAAAGAGCCTCTCTATCATCGCCTAGTTCCAAATTACCTTCACCAATAGACAAACGTGATTTTGATGCTTTTGCGCTTTGCTCTAAAAAGTCAGCGGTGTCCGTAAGTTTTTCTTCTTCGCGGAGTGGCGCATCGTGATGAGCTTCTTTCATATACTTAAAGTACAATGAGTTTGGCAATTTGAATGCAAGCATCTCATTCACACCAATAAATCCTGTCCAGTCGCCTGTTTTAAGTGTGGCATATTCCCAGCCAGGAATATCTTCTGGCTTAATTGCTTCATAACCTAAACGCATGCGCGTGTGGATTGAATCTCTTGGATTCGTCGTTGTTAGCCAGCAAGTGTGCCAGCCATCGATACTGGGTAAATCCGGTAAAGACGAATTAAAAAATTGTTGACGGAACATTTCTACTCGCTCATCGTCTGTGACTTCCCGATTTTCTTCTATGGCTCGATCTTTCATCGTGCGACTTGTCCGAATATCGTTTCCAGCGGGTTTGTTTGATCTAATGCGTTCGTCTGTTGTTGTCATATGACTCGCTCCTTTCAGCGGTTGTGTAAATTATATAGTAAAAAATTTTTAAAAATCAATTTTTATTCTTTCTATCGTACTCAGCGTAACGCTTGACATATTTATTTCTTAATGTCGCATCGTCCCAAACACCAGCTTCCATTAATGCCTGTTTTCTTTCTGGACTAATGTAAATCTCTTTGCGCGTTGATGTTGGTGCATGTTCGCGACCAGAACCCACGTTAGGACCGCCACGCGGTGTACGTCCTGCTTGTCTGCCAAATTTATGTGGTAATCTTTTTTCAATCCGAGTGCGCAATTCGTCCCAGTATTCTTCAGTGCGCGAATCAAGACCTTCTTTTGCCAATCGTTTATCAATAGCTAAAACTACCGCAGAATCTTCGTCATCACCTGATGCATCGTACCATTTATGGTCATCCATAAACTCACGAGCATGGAACATAGTCAGCTCATCAATCGATGGTTGTTGCGGTGCATTTTGACGCTCTGCTTGTTGTTTAATCTCATGGATCTCTTTGGCACGCGAAATAGCTTGATCACGCAGTCGAATAGCTTGTGCAACATCTGCACCATTTCCAGCATCAACTGCTTTCTCAATTACGCGCTCTGCCATGTGAACTTCATTCACGGCTTGTTGCAAATGCGAGTCAATGTTGTTGATGTCAGATTTTTGTGCGCGAGTTTCTTGCGCGGTTAATCTGCGTTCTAAATCATCATTACGCTTACGAAGGAAATCAAGCTCCATCTTGTCGCGTTTGATTGCTGTGTCTTTTCTATCTTTTCGCTCTACTTTCTCTTTTCGTCTACGTTCACGAATAGCGGCACGTTCATCATCATTTGCATCGTTGCCAAGAATTCGCTCGTCTTGATCCTCATCATCTGAATCATCCGTAACAATAACAATGTCGCTGTCATTGTCTTCGTTATCAAATTCGTCGTCTTCATTTAATATTTCGTTTGCCATCGTCCCATCTCCTATCAGATGAATGCTTTAATTTTTAGTGGATCTGTTAAAACCTTGCCGATAATGTCAAGGTCATTAAATATTACAAACATTGCAGATTCGTTGTTGTTTACTGGTACCTCGTATCGATCACCACCATACTTAGCTACACGCACAAAGTCACCTACTTGACACCAATCGCCTTCAGGCCATGACTCTAAGGTTGTTCTGTTCTTAAACGCCACTGGACCTATCGACACAACTCTTGCCACCTGTGTGTTCCACTTCTCTGTGTCTTTTGTGTCGGTACTTAAAATAATGCCGCCAGCCGATGTACTTTTTGGAGTACGAATCTGAACCAGAACGCGGCTCCCAAAAGGCTGGATGCCTGCTTCTACAGCAGGGAAAGCCTCAGCTAAAGCATTCTCATAAATCGTTGTCACGATATTTTTCCTCGTCAATTAAAGTTAAGAGTACGTTGATGGCAGCTTCATAACCTGCTACCACACCAGTGCGATGCCCATACTCAAAAGCATCGCGCTGTACTGGTTGCTTTAAAGAGTCAACACTGTATCTAAGCTGTGACTCTTTAAGGCGATTGAGTAATTTTGACTCAATGTTCATGCAGGAGTCTTAGACTCTTTTGGCGTACTTGGCATTTTTTGTCCGTCTAACTTTTCACCGGCTGCCATGCGTTTGTGTTGTTTAACAAACGCGCCAGTCATGGGTACTTCTTTGCCTTTTGTATCACTCATGTCATATCTCCATTAAGGATTAGGATTGATTCCAGTGCCAGTGCTGACACCAAATTTTTCACCACTAAGCATCTCAGCTTGCGCAAGTCGCATCGCTGTTTCGTTATCAGCAGAGTTCATGCGCTCTCTTGCCTGCATCTCAGCGGCTGATCGTTGGTTTTCTACTTGTGCTTCAAATGCAGCTTGTTTTGCATTTGCCATTTCACGTTGTGCATCACGTTGCATCTCCATCGCATTTTGTTGAGAAGCTAATTGAAGTTTAGCTTTTTCAAGTTCTTGTGATTGTTGCATTTTAGCTTGATCAGTTTGTTGTGATTGTTGCAACTTAGCTTGTTCAATTTGCAATTTAGCCTGATCAGATTGCGCACGTTGTTGCATCGCAGCCTGTTGTGTTTGCGCGTTGAGCTGTGCAACCTGCATGGTGTTATCGGGTGGCAATTGTGGTTGTGGTTTGTACTGCTGTGCTTCTTGCGTAATCGTTGCAAGCTCTTGACCAAACCCATCTAATTGTTGCTCGATAAATTGTTGCACTTTCATCATCAAGCTAACTTGCTCAGATACATCATTGCCAATCACATCATCTTTTTCTGCCTTAGATGCTGCTTTGTGTGATTCGGTTAAGTAATAGTTCAATAGATGATCACGCAAGTGAAGTGAAATAGGATAAAGATAGTTCGTAATGATAGCAGGATTTTTGCCAAACAACGGTGATTGCAAAAATGCCATGTGCGTCATCAAGTGACCTAGATGATCTTGTTTGGGTAGCACATAGATTGGTCTTCCCATTGACGCTGCAACATTTTCGGAAATAGGATCCATATCCTCTTTTCCGGGTTCGGGTTGCAAGTAATCATCAGCCGATAACTTCATGACCGTTAAGAACGCTTCCTCAACTTTGCGTTGAT